CCTATATACCCCCCGTAGTTAACGTCGTTACGACGACGAAGAAGAAAGACACCCCCTTCCCCCCTCAGAACGCCGACGACGGATTCGAGGCGTTCTGGACGGCGTACCCCCGGAAGGTCGCCAAAGCCGATGCGTTGAAGGCGTGGCGGAAGGTGAAGCCCGATGCCGCCACCAAGGAGCGGATACTCGCCGCCCTTTCCCTCCAAGCCGTTTCGTTCGATTGGGTGAAAGAGGGCGGGCGGTTCATTCCCCATCCGGCAACCTGGCTCAATGGTCGTCGGTGGGAGGACGAGGTTTCGTCGGCGCCGCCGATGACGAACGGCAACGGGCATGCCCCGCTCCCCGATCTTGATTCCGCCGTCGAAGTCGTCAATGCCCGCCGCTGGGTCGAGCGGAAGATGGCGGAGAGTCGGCAGTACAACGGCGACAAGACCCCGGCGGCGGTCGAGTTCGAGTGTCGGCAGGCGATCGAGTTGGCACGGCAGGCGGCGATGCAACGGCTGGCGGTGCGGTGATGGAAACCCGCGACGACGCGGCATTCGCCGCCGAACAGGCCCTCCTCGGCGCCCTGCTTTCCGACCGCGACGCGATTGCCGACGTGGTCGAGCGCATCACCCCGGACGCCTTCTCGACCGCCGACCACCGCGCCGCCTACGCCGCCATCGCCGACCTCTGGCGCCACCGCATTCCCCCCGACGTCGTCACGCTCGGCAACGAACTCGCCAAGTCCGGCGCCGTCGTCGACTACGCCAGGATGTGCGATTGGCTGCTTGCCTGCCCCTACGGCTGCCACGCCCGCTACTACGCCGACGTCGTCGTCGAACACGCGCGGCAACGGGCGATCGCCGACGCCGGGGCCGCGCTGGTCAAGCACTCCCTCAACGGCGGCAGCGATCCCGACGAGGCGTTCATGGCGCTCAGGACGCGGCTCGACCGGTTCGGCGCGATTGCCCACGACGGACCCATCTCCTACGACGAGTCGGTCTACGAGTGGCGGCTGAAACTCGAGGCGCAATGGGACGGGCGGTTGCCGCGCACCGAGACGCCGACCGGCTTTCGCCAGCTCGACGCCGTCCTCTCCGGCGGCTTCCGTCCCGGCGAATTGATCGTCGTCGGCGCGAGGTCCGGCATGGGCAAATCGGCGTTCATGCTCCAACTGGCCCACAACGCCGCCCGGTATCGACGCGACTGCCAGGCCCTGATCTTCTCGGCGGAGATGAACCGCGAATCGCTGTTCGTCCGCGGCGCCGCCGAAATCTCCGGCCTCTCCTACGCCGTCGTCAAGCAACAGGGTCTGCACCAGGACTTTCGAGAGCGCGTCCTCAAGGCGACCGGCGTCATGGAGGGGATGCCGGTCGCGATCGACGACCAGTCCGGCGTCACGACGGCGCAGATGCAGGTCAGGATCGAACGGGCGCAGGCGCACCAACCGGTCTCGCTCGTCATCTTCGACTACCTCGAAATCGCCGGCGACGACATCCGGGGCGACTCGGAAGAACGGCGCGTCGCCGAGATCGCCCGCCGCTGCAAACACGTCGCCCGCGTCTGCGACGTGCCGTTCGTCCTGCTGTCTCAACTCTCCCGCGAGGTCGAGCGCCGCGCCGGCAGCATCCCGAAACTCTCCGACCTGCGCTACTCCGGGGCGATCGAGGCGAACGCCGACGTGGTCCTCTTGCTCTACCGACCGGGCTACTACATGGCGCAGGGTGCCATCCCCCACGACGACCAGACGGCGGACCAGGCGAACGTCATCGTCGCGAAGCAACGCAACGGCCCGACGCCGACGCTGACGATGCGCTTCGACGCGGCATCCATGACCTTCCAGGAATACGAGGGGGCGAGATGACGAACGCGCACGACGCCGGACAGCAGGTGATGGGATGGATCGAGCAAGCAACCCCGATCGAGCGGGTCGTCGCCAACGTCGCCCATTGGGACAACGACGCCTTAGCGTCGCTCCAGGTGAGCCTGACGATGGCGCTGGGCGATCCCGTCTTCGGCCCGATCGAGCAGCGCGACATCGCCGTGATGCTCTGGGCGATCGAGAACGAGGAGGCGAAGCGGCGGGGGCGCGCGCCGGTGTTGTTGCCGGCATCGCTGTTGAGCAAGCCGGAGGAAACGGACGGATGAGCGACACGAGACGAGACGGTGCCAAGGTCACGCTGCCTTGGCCGCGTGTGGTCCGTGAGACGGCGGTGCATTGTCGCGATTGCGGCGGCGACGGGCTGATGTTCATCCACCACGCCGAGGGGACGGTCTCGCGGCGCAATTGCCCGGATTGCGGCGGGCTGGGCTACCGGTGGGCCAGGGAGATCGTCGCCCCGCCGGCGGATCGGGACGGGAGAACGGAAGGGGATTGACCATGACGACCGTAGACTCGCACCCGGAACGATGCACGGCGGGGCGTACGGCGCGCGACACGGTGCATCCCGTGAAGATCAGGGAGTCCGCTTTCCGCGACGCCGTCGTCCACTACGCTCGCCTTCGGGGCTGGCGAGTGATGTTCACCTGGAATAGTCGGCACAGCCCGAAAGGGTGGCCCGATTTATTCCTCGTGCGGAACGGACGGGCCATCGCGGCGGAACTCAAAATCCCGCCCCGGAAACCGACCCAGGAGCAATGGGACTGGCTCAAGGACCTGGCACTGTGCGGGATCGAGACCTACGTCTGGACTCCCGAGATGTGGAGCGAGATCGAGGCGATTTTGGGCACGCCCGAACCCGCCGAGGGAGAGTTTTTGTGATGCTTGACCCCACCTACGACCCCGTTACGCAGACGGTTGCCGACGACGACGGCGGGCGCGTCAGCGTCTTCGACCTCGACGACTGCCCGGCCTGTGGCGGACACCTGACCCATTTCCCCAACTTCTTCGGCGGCGGCATCGACCAAGTCCTTTGCCTCAATACCGCGTGCCGGTTCTCCTGGGAGCGGGAAACGCCCATGCTTGGATCGGCGGTGGACCGATGAGTGACCACTTCGAGAAGGCGATTGCTCGATTCTGGTCTCGTGTGGAAAAGCGCGGGGCCGACGAGTGTTGGCTTTTCCAGGGGGCGTCAAACGGATCAGGCTACGGCGCTATCTGGATGGAAAGCCGGGGCGAAGGGAGCGTGAACATGGCTCGACGCATCGAGGTTGGCAACATGATCGTTCGGCGCGGCGACGAGGTCTGGCGAATCACCGCCGATCGCTGGCCGAACGGGTGGAGTTGGAACGCCTACCACGGGTGTGGTCACCTCTCCGGCTGCCGCGACGACTACCCGACGGCGAAGGCGGCGATGCTCGCCGGCGCGGCGTGGCTGAACGGGGGAGGATGATGGCCCGCTACGCCGAAAACACCACCGTCTCGGTCTCCCGCTCTCGCGACGAGGTCTACCGCCTCCTCGAACGCTACGGCGCGGACCAGCGCATCGTCGGCGACGACGCGACCCGCGCCACCGTGGGGTTCCGCCTCAAGGGGCGCCACGTCAAGATCGACCGCGCCCTCCCGTTGCGGCGGACGTTCTCCACCCAGGCCGCCTACGACCGCGAGATGCGGCGCCAGTGGCGCGTCCTGATCCTCTTGCTCAAGGCGCGGCTGGAGATCGTCGCCGATGGGGCCGAAACGGTTGAGGAAGCTTTCGCAAGTTACCTCATGCTCCCCGATGGGTCCGTCGTGGGGGATCACCTGACGGAGGTGATCGATACCGCGTACCGAACGGGGCAAATGCCGGAAAGCATTTTGCCTGGATTGCCGCCGGCGCCGAAGGTGATCGAGTTGCCCCAGCGGAGCGGGACGTGATGGAGACCGCCCTCTCCGCCGACACGATCCGGTGCGTCCGGTGCGGCCAACCCAAGCCGCCGGACGCCTACGCCCGTTCTCCGGGCAAGCGCAACGGGCGGCACTCCTGGTGCAAACCCTGCCTCAACGACTACAGCCGCGGCGTCCGCCGCTCACGGGGCCAGCAACCGGCCGTCCGCCGCGTCCGGGTCCGGACCGGCTGGATTCGGTGTTCCGCCTGCGGCACGGACTTCCCCGAGTCGGAGTTCCGCCGCGACCGCCGGGGCCAGCCCTACAGCTACTGCCGGGAGTGCCACAATGCCTACCTCGCCGAACTCAACCGGGCCAAACGCAAAGACCCGGCGTACCGGGCGAAGCTGCGGAAGGGCGAACGAACGCGGCGGAGAGCCGAGAAGCGGGAAGTCCGCGCCGATCGGGCGCATCGGCTCCAGGCGTCGCAACAGGCGATCGGGCGGTTGAGGGAGAACGGATGGTCCCTGCGGCGAATCGCGACGGAATCGGGTCTGCACCGCACAACCCTCTCGCGCATCGTCGCCGGTCGGTGCGTGCCCTACCAGGAGACCTATCGGCGACTGAGGGCGTTCGCGCGGGGTCAGCAGCCGTGAGCCGCAAGCACCGCCGCTGCCCCTCGAGCTGCGCCCGGATGGTCGGCGCCTGGCAGGGTCGGCTGGCGGAACGGGGGGGAATAGCAATGCGGATCTGGAAGTACGGCATCCCGATTCAGGGCGAACCGATCGAGGTCAGCATGCCGATCGGTGCGGTGACGTTGCACCTCGCCATCCAACACGGCGAGCCCCGCCTGTGGGTCAAGACGCGACCGCATGGGCCGTCCGTGATTCGGCGGTTTCGGTGGATCGGCACCGGCCACGACTTCGACGAAGGGGATGTGATCGACCATGTTGGAACGATCCAAACGGACGACGGGCGGCATGTTTGGCATTTGTTTGAGGTGCATTGATGCGCTTCCCCCGGTTGACGAAACGCGGCTACGCCGTCCGCCTGCCCACCGGCGAGTACCGCGGCGTCTACCGCGACGGCCGCTACTATACGCTGCTGTACGCCCGCGTGGCCGAAACGGAACGATCTCTGCTCAACGCCGTTGTGCGCGAAATGGACAATCGCCGCGTCATCGATGGAGGCGTCAAGGGGGTCGCGCGATAGATGGAGGAAGACGCCGAAAAGGTTGCCGCGATCCCCGTCCATAAGGATGCCAAGGCGTTCATCACAAGGAACGCCAGAGGACGGGTGCCGACTTCCCGGTCATCACACCCGCCCTTGACGGAGGTTCGGTGCGCGCGTTCGCGGCCCTAGGGTCGTAGCGCGTGCGCCGAATGGTTGAGACGTGGGGGCGTGAGCGGAGCGGCTTTATCGCACCGGTCTGAGAAACCGGCGCACCGAGATTACCCCTCGGTGCCGTGGGTCCGAATCCCACCGCCCCCGTCTCGATCAAGAGGGTACCAGGGACACGATGGCCGCTGTCAAGGGGTATCCGGGCGCCAATAGTCCGGGGGCATTCACAAGACCGAGGAAGAGGCGGCACGGGCGTACGACAGACTCGCGCTCAAGCATCATGGAGAGTTTGCCGTACTCAACTTCCCGGCAGAAGAGCGGCGCGTTCCCGATACACAACGATTGACTATGATCCAGTTGACTATTCAGTGGTTGGGTGGTTAGGGTGTATACTAGCCCCTAGGGACATCGACGCACGTTCCGCTCCGTGCCCCGCTCCGGTCGTGGGGCGAGTTTCCCCGGCGGGCGGGGACGGATGGCCGCGATGGCGACACGGAACCCCGGCATCGTTTCGTCCGGCGTCTGGGGCGCGTTCGTCTCCTCGTGGAACCGCCGGACGGGTGCCGAGCGCCGAACGGCAGCGGACGAATGCCGCCGGAAGGGCCACGATTACCGCAAGACCGACCTCGGGCGGCGCGTTTGCCTCAGGTGCGCGAATTGGGTGAGCGAGTGATGGTGGAGACGGCAACGCACATCGGGGACCTGAGACCCGACCCCCGCAACGCTAGAAAACATACAGTTCGCAACGTGGCGTCAATCGTCAACGCCTTGCACGAGGTTGGCGCGGCCCGCTCGATCGTGGTTGACGAAGACAACGTCATCCTCGCCGGGAACGCCACCATCGAAGCGGCGGCGGAAGCGGGGATCGAGCGCGTCCGCATCGTGGACGCCGATGGCGAGGAAATCATCGCCGTTCGCCGCTCCAACCTGACCCCGGAACAGAAGACGCGCCTGGCGCTGTTCGACAACCGCGCCGCCGAACTTGCCGAATGGGACGCCGACGTGTTGCGCGGGCTGGCCGAGGAGGTGGACCTGTCGGCGTTCTGGTACGACGACGAGTTCGACGCGCTACTGGCGTCCTTCGGTGAGCCCGTGGTCCCGATTCCCGGCGATGCACCGTCAGCCGAACCGCGCGCCCAAGCTTTTGTCGAAATCTGGTGCTCAACCGACGACCTGGCCGTCTTTCAACCGACCCTTGACGCATGGAGTAAGCGCGCTAGTGTCACGGTCAACATTACATAGCGTCTGCGCCGACGTGGCGTGGCAAAAGCAACTCCGGGACCGCTACCTCGCGGAAGGGACGCCGCCGGTGCCCGACCTCGACGTGAAGCGGGCGCAGGTCCGGCGCGTCGGCCGGCACCTGGCGGAGCAGATCATCCTCAAGTACGAATGGCTCGGGACGATGTCGTCAACGTCACACCATTACGGCATTTTCTACGGCTCCTATTGCGCCGGGGTCTGCTGCGTCGCGGTCGGATCGGGTTCGGCCGGCAGCAACGTGCATAAGATGTTCGGCCTGGACCGGCGTCAAGTGGCGATGCTCGCTCGCGGGGCGTGTGTTCATTGGGCCCCGACCGGGAGCAACTCAAAGCTCGTTTCGTGGACGTGCCGCCTACTCTCTCGCGAGACAGCGGCCAGAGTGGTTATTGCCTACTCCGACACCGACGCCGGAGAGATCGGCACCATCTACCAAGCATGTAACTGGACCTATATCGGCCGCACCAGAGCCGCTCGACAAGTCATCGCGCCGAACTGCCGAATCCTCGATGAGAAGTTCTTGCACGATCGCGGCAAGCCGCAAGGGCTGAACAAAACCCAGATGGTTGACCTGTTGCGCTCGAACGGCTGGCGCATCCAACCGACCAACCCCAAGCACCGCTACGTCTGCGTCCTCGACAAGTCCGACGCCGCGCTGGTCGCTCGTGTCGAGGCGATGCGCCAACCCTACCCCAAACGCCCCAGAAGCATCGTTGACGATGCGCCCGGTATCCAACCGGGAGAGGACGGGTCACTCCCGATCCTGGGGCTCCACGACGCGGCACCGACCGCGCACGCCGAGGCGGCGGCAGACTGATGGCAACTCTCATGTCAGGTAGCAACTCTCATGTCATGCGATGAGCCAGTGTACCGCGAAGAGCAAACGCACCCAGCAGCCCTGTCAGCGTCCGGCGATGGTCGGGCGAACGGTCTGCTATCACCACGGCGGCATGATCCCGCGCGGCATTGCGCTTCCCCAAACAACAACCGGCCGCTACTCCAAGCACATCCCGACGCGGCTCCTCGCAACCTACGAACAGGCCAAGTCCGACCCCGAACTCTTAGCCCTCAGAGACGAAGTCGCGCTGATCGACTCGCGGTTGACCGACCTCATCAAGCGGGTCGAGACGGGGGAAAGCGGTCACGTCTGGCGGCAGGTGCGCGAGGCGTTCCGGGCGTTCAAGGACGCGACCGCCAAGCAGGACACGAACGAAGCGCGCTCTTGGCTGGTGCAACTCGAATCGCTCATCACGCGGGGCGTTGCCGACGAAGCGGCGTGGCTGGATGTCCGGGTGACGTTGGAGCAACGGCGCAAACTGGTCGAGTCCGAGCGCAAACGGTTGGTCGAGATGCAGCAGATGGTCAGCGCCGACGAAGCGGCGTTGCTGGTCCGTACGTTGACGGAGGCCGTTCGTGAACACGTTCGTGATCCCGACGCCCTCCGCGCCATCGTGGCAGCCTTCGGCCGCGTCGCGCCTCTGGCGGCAGGCGATTGACGATCTGACACCGAAGACGGACACGGTGTCGTCCCTCCCAACCGACTGGCAAGGCTGGCTCGCCGCCGTCTTCCCCGATCACATCAAACCGCCGTTCGCCCCCTATCATGAGGACTTCTGGCGCTGGGTGTGGGCACTGGAAGCGGACCAGACGCGCCATCCGTTTGTGGCGATCTGGCCACGCTCGTTCGGCAAGTCGAGTAGCGCCGAGGCTGCCTGTGCCGCCGTCGCCGCACGCGGCATCCGTGGCTACGTCATGTACGTGAGCGGAACCCAGGCGCAAGCGGACGACCACGTCACCAATACGGCGAAGCTGCTCCTATCCGAACCGTTCTCCCAGCACTACCCGACAGTCGGGCAACGGGGGATGACGAAGTACCACGTCTCCGAGGGGTGGCGGCGCGATCGGATCGTCACCGCGTCCGGGTTCATCGTCGATGCGCTCGGGCTCGATACGGCGGCGCGCGGCGTCAAGTGGGACAAGATTCGCCCCGACCTATTCATCATCGATGACGTGGATAACCCGCTCGATACCGACCTCTCGGTCCAGAAGAAAATCACTATGCTGACGACGTCGCTGCTCCCCGCCGGCGCTCCTCATGCCGCCGTCGTCGTCATTCAAAATATGATCCACAAGAACGGGATTGTCGCCCGTCTTGCCGATGGTCGCGCCGACTTCCTCGGTGAGCGCGAAGTGTCCGGTCCGCATCCGGCCGTGATCGACCCCGAGTATGTCAACGAG